GAATTGGCGGCGGTTATTTGAGCATTCGCGGTTTCGATAAAAATTGACGCTAGAAATGGTCGCACGTCTTCGCCGTGTTCTTTAGCCCAGCCTTCAAAAAATTCTGGGACGCCCCACCTCCTTTGCGGAATGGTAAATGTAGATCCTTTACCCTTACCTTTTTTCCCCCGGATCGTAATGTTTTTATTTTCAAGAATTTTTAGTATATGGACCTCTCCGCTAGGAGAAACATTAAGGGCAAATTCAGTCGGAACGCCACCGTCCCTTGATCCATGAAACGTGTCCCAGTATACGGTGCAACAATAGACATCCCCGCTGTTGACAGGCTGCACAGTAGTCGGCGCTCTATCCGAGCGGTATTTATTAAAATAAACCGCAAAAGGAACGTAGAATTTCTTTTCCTTATCTACCTTCACCTGTAGGGAGCGACTGCCGTGCAGCACCATTCCAAAGGAGGGGCGAAGTTCAAGCCATCGTGGTTCTAGAACGTCGCATTCATACCCTTTGCCCGTCCTCTCCGGTAATATATATGCGCCGAGTTGTGAGTATAAGTCATATGCCTCTTTATCACCGCGCTTCATGCGCTTGAGTATGACAAAATACCTGCCAAGTTGATCTAGTATGGTATGGCGAAAATAGAATTCCCCGTGCTCGTCCTGCTCTGCGGCGGGAGCAACCTTAGAGATTACCTTGGCTGGAGCAACCTCTGGGGTTCCCCTTACGGGGGAAGGTTTGAAATAGGTTGTTATTAGCAGCCAATATTTTCTAATCCTCTGCATTGCCGATCCACGAAAGGCAACCACACCCGCTATTTCAGCCATTCTCTCGCATCCTCCCCAAGCACTGTGTCGGCAATCCGGATCTTGTTCCGCAAGGCATCCACAATCTTTTCGTCTATAGTCTTTGGCGATATCAGATCAATATAAGTTACGTTGTTCTTCTGACCTATGCGGTGGGCGCGGTCTTCTGACTGCAACCGTAGCTCCAGATCATAGCTGTTGGAGAAATAAATCACCGTGTTTGCAGCGGTCAAAGTCAATCCGTATCCGCCAGTTTTAGGGTGCCCCACGATGAAACGTAATTCGGAATGCCGGTCTTGGAAAGATTCCACGACTTGTTGGCGTTCTGAATCAGGGGTTTCACCGTGGAGCGTTGCGACCGCTTGTACGCTAAAGCGGTCGCGCAGGGCCTCAGCAATCGCGCGAATGTCCCGGGTCCATGTCGCCCATATGATTGCCTTGCCCTGTATCTCTTCGACAATGTTTAAAAGTTCACCAAGTCTGTTTGATTTGACCGGATGCGTTTCACCGTCATCGTCTGTCAAGTGACCCAGACAGATCTGTTGAAGGCGCATTATCTGTGTCAAAACATTTTGGGTTGTCGCAAGTTCGCCGCTTTCCAAACGGGCTAGCGCCAAGTGCTTCATCTGTGTGTAGGCGTCTGACTGTTCCTTTGTCAGTTCGACCGAGCGGCGTACATACACCTTCTCGGGAAGATCTAGGCACTCTTCCTTTCGGACGCGGTAAGAAAAGTTTTGTAGTTTTTCGGTGAGTTCGTCCAGCCTGCGGAATCCTAAGATCTGGTTAAACGAGTGTGCGCCCATGGACCTGCGCTGCACCACGGCATACCGGCCTTGGAACGCATAGTAACTCCGGAAGCCTAGAATTTCCGGGGAGAGAAAATCCATCTGACTGTACAAATCCATGGGAGATTTGGTGACCGGGGAGCCCGTCAGAATGCGCTTGGTTACCGCACCACGGCCCACGTCACAAACGGCCTTTGTTCTTTTTGCACGCCTGTTCTTGATGGTAGTGGACTCATCTACAACCATGCAGGTCTTGAATTTCTTTACAAAAAACTCCGCAACATCGACACCCTTTTTGGTGGAAAAAGCTTCAATGTTCATCAACAAAAACTTCAACTTCCCAACGGGTTGTGATAAATCAGTAAGCTCTTTTCGTTTTGCCTTGGTCAGGCTGGGCTTCCACAACACCACTTCGCGGTCTATCCGGTCAGGAAGGTGTGTTGAGATCTCGCCAATCCAGTTTGCAATAACGCCTTTGGGGGCAACTATGACCGCCAGATTAATTTTCCCGCTCTCGTAATTGTATCCAATTGTATCAATGCAAACCTTTGTTTTTCCTGTCCCCATGTCCATAAGAAGGGCGTAGTTCTCGGTGTCGCAACTGGCGTCGAACGCCTCCCGCTGGTGCTCGTATGGAGTGGTTTTAAAATTAAATTCGGGCATGGGTGAGATTTCTCTTGCATCGTCTGCGTAATACCCATATAAACATATTCGACGGTCAAGTCAACCGCCGATGAACGAACAAGGAGCAAGGATGAACGATTTACTATCTCAAATGGCCGCTGATTCCGGTACGAGAACCGATCAGCTAGACCAACTGGAAGAAGGCAAGCTTGACGCAGTGGCGCGTCTGGCAAACGAAGCTGCCGAGTTGGAAACGAAGTTAGCCGACGCCGAGCGTCAGATGAAAGACGCTAAAAAGGCCCTGCATAAAATCACCGACGAGCAACTGCCCGAGGCACTGGAAGTTATGGGCCTCGAAAAGTTTACGTTAAAAGACGGCAGTGAAATTGCAGTCAAGCCTATTTTTGCAGCTTCGATTCCAAAGGACCGTAGACAGGAAGCTTATCAATGGCTCCGCGATCACGATTTTGGAGACATCGTCAAAAACAACGTGACCGTAACGTTTGGTCGCGGAGAAGATGATGTTGCAAGACAGTTCGTGGACTTGTGCGGTTCACAAGGTTTCGCTCCCAACCAACTAGAAAAAGTCGAACCAATGACTTTGAAGGCGTGGCTTCGGGAGCGGGTAGAAGCGGGCGACTCCATCCCGCTTGATTTATTTGGAGCTTTCATCTCACAACGAGCAACGATCAAGAGGAAAAAATAAGATGGCTAGAGCAGTAGCAAAAAAGAAGCCCGCAGAACTTGCGGTAATGTCGGAAGACATGTTTGCCGCCGACGCAGGCGTTGGCGTCAATAATCTCGGGTCCGAGGACCTCGCAATTCCGTTTCTAAAGGTCTTGCAAAAGATGTCCGACGAGTTGGACGATTTAGACAATGCAAAGGCCGGTGACATTTATAACACCGTCACCAAGGATGTCGTGAAGGGCAAGGACGGTGTGACCGTCATTAATTGCGCGTATAACCTCCAGTATATTGAGTGGGAGCCCCGGGGCACCGGTACAGGTGCGCCTCACCAGATTTACAGTGCTGGGGACACCATCCCCCAGACGGAGCGGGGCGAAGACAACAAGGATTACGTTGTCGGGGGCAGCGGTCGATATCTGGAGAGGACTGCCCAACACTACGTCCTAGTCGTTGACGACGACGGGATCACGCAGCAAGCTCTGCTCCCCATGAAATCGACGCAGTTTAAGAAGTCGAAGCAGTGGAACTCTGCCATGCGGGCCTTGAAAATGAAGGACAGCAAGGGGAACTTGTTCACTCCCCCGAGGTTTGCCCACACGTGGCTGCTGGAAACCGTGTCAGAAGAAAACAAGAACGGTAGTTGGCACGGCTGGCAGATTTCCAAGGACGAGGTGGTGACTGATCCAAACCTGTACGCCGAAGCAAAGTTGTTCGCGGACAACATTGAGGCCGGTCAGGTCAATGTTCGTCATCAGCGGGAAGAGGACAAGGACACGTCCGACGATGAAGAAACGCCGTTCTAGGCGGAGCAGGGGGAGAGGGTAACTCTCCCCCGTTTTCCATGCAGGAGCAAGTAAACAGATTCGCACGGCTGTTCCGTGGATTGAACCGGGCATACGGGGCCCTCGACCTCACCAACAAGGATGCGCGAGGGAAGGTCAAAGGCAAATACAAATTTGTCCACGAACCACGGACCGCCGACACGTTTGAATCCCATCTGAAGGGTGAGACGAGCATTGGTGTTGTACCAATCAATGAGGAGAACTTGTGCCGGTGGGGAGCTATTGACGTTGACCAGTACCCCCTGGACCATTCGCAGATAATTTCCACGACCAGAAAGTTGAACCTCCCGATGGTGGTTTGCAGGAGCAAATCAGGCGGGGCACATATTTACTTGTTTTTCAATGAGTTAGTAGAGGCCGAAAAGGTCCAGCTTAAATTAAAAGAGATTGCATCCGAGATAGGGTTTGGTGGCTGCGAGATTTTTCCCAAGCAGATAAAGCTGGTTTTGGAGCGCGGAGACAACGGCAACTTTCTGAACTTGCCGTACTTCGACCAAGAGAACGGCTTGCGGTATGCCGTCAAGGAAGACGGCAGCGCGGCCACGTTGGACGAGTTTCTCGACCTCGCAGAAGCTTCCGCCATCAGCGAACAAGCGTTAGACGAACTTTTAAGCGTTGAGGTCCCAGAGGTCGATCAGAGACTCAAGGACGGACCCCCCTGCTTACAGGCTCTGATGCGGCAGGGCTTTCCACAAGGCACACGGAACAATGGCCTTTTTAACCTGGGGGTGTACCTCCGCAAAGCCTACCCCGACGAGTGGGAAACGAAGATCCTCGACTACAACCAGACAATCATGCAGCCCGCCCTAGACCTGAAAGAGGTCAACGTGGTTGCGGATCAGGTGAAGAAAAAAGATTACCAGTACAAGTGTGCCGACCAGCCAATCTGCAATTTCTGCAACCGGGATCTGTGTCGTAGCCGCAAGCACGGCGTTGGCGGTGGGGCGAACACGCCTAGCGTTGCCAACTTACGAAAATACGATTCCGAGCCGCCGCTCTGGTTCCTCGACGTGAACGGGAGCCCGGTCGAACTGGACACCGAGGGACTGCAAAAACAACCACGCTTTCAGATCCTCTGCATGGAGCAGATCAATTTCATGCCGCGCACGATCACACGGCAGGCGTGGGAAGCGCAGATGAACAACCTCCTGAGTCAGATGCTGGACACTGAAGGGGCCGTGATATCGACCTCCGATGACACGTCACTGCGCGGTCAGTTCTACGATATGCTGGAGGAGTTTTCCACGCACATGCAGTCCGCGCTAGACAAAGAAGAGATGTTGCTTCGTCGCCCATGGACCGACGAGGAGCAGGGCCGAACATTCTTCCGCCTCAAAGATTTCGAGGCTTTCCTGAAACGAAATAAGTTCTTTGAGTATAAGAGCAACAAAATTGCACAGCGCCTTCGCGACATTGACGGCAAGTCCGAGCAGTTCCGAATAAAAGGCCGAGTGGTCCGCTGCTGGTCAATTCCGGCGTTCGCCAAGGTCACCGAGGAATTTGAATCCCGGTTCGAGGACGAGGAGGAGATGCCGTTTTGAGCAACACCATAAACAACTGGAGTGAGATTCTACGAGAGTTGCGGAAGCAGGCCGGAATGACCCAGGCCGAGTTGGCGTACAGAGCAGCCATGTCTCAGAGGACCGTGGCCGAGTACGAAAACACCAACACGCCACGGCAACTATCAATCTATAAGGTCGAAACAATATTAGCCGCGCTAGGGTACGAGCTTGACGCGATAAAGGTATCCGACGATGTTTAGATATTTTGGACCCCCCGGGACCGGCAAAACCACCACGCTTCTGAATCAGGTCGATGCCCTGCTGGCAGGGGGGATGGCTCCGAACGAAATCGGGTACTTTGCTTTTACGCGGAAAGCGGCCCACGAAGCACGTGACCGTGCCGTCGCTAGATTTAATCTGGACCCGGAGAAAGATTTTCAGTTTTTCAGAACCCTCCATAGTCTGGCGTTTCAGGTTTTGGGCATGACTGCTGCCGAGGTGCTGGGGGACAGGGGCCTCAAGAACTTTAGCAATGAGACGGGCGTTGACCTGTCTTCCGCAGGCAATGAGCACATTGCCGACGACGGTTTTGTTCTGTTGAAAAGCAACAACCCTATCATGCGGGCGATTGACCTTGCCCGGAACTCCCTGGAAGGTCCGCTGTATGCCTATAACCAGACCGAGCTACCTATACCATTCTATGAATTCGAGCACCTGTTTTCGGAGTACACGCGGTTCAAAACCGTCAATGGACTGAAAGATTTTACCGACATGATGGTCGAATTGTCCGAGAAGCCCGGCAGCATTCCGATCTTGAAAACCGTATTTCTGGATGAGGCGCAAGATCTGACGCCGTTGCAGTGGAAAGTGGCGCACCACCTGAGTGACAGAAGCGACCGCATGTTCGTCGCAGGCGATGATGACCAAGGCATCTACCGTTGGGCAGGCGCGGACATTGACCGGTTCGTGACACTGGGCGGCGGCTCTGAAGTCCTCACTCAGTCCTACCGAATACCGCGAAGCGTACACCGGGTTGCAGATTCCGTGGTCCGCAGAATCCACAAGAGGCAGAAGAAGGACTGGTTACCGAGAGAATTTGAGGGCAGTGTTCAACGCACTTACGATGAGACGGGCGTGTCGTTCGGCACTGACCAAGATTGGTTGGTTCTGGCGCAGGCCAATTACATGCTGGATGATCTGGCTGCACACCTCAAATCAAGCGGAGATTTTTTTGAACGCCGGGGTGCTCCCTCGCTCAAGCAAAACGTGCGGAATGCCATTGGTTCATGGAACTATCTACAGCAAAGACCCCACCACGAAGTGTCCTTAAAGGAAGCGGTTAACCTTTACGACCACATTTCCAGCGGTAGTGGCCGGTTAAAACGCGGTGCCAAGAAAATGTTGGGCGGTGCTGATGAGCAGGACCTGTTCTCGTTGGGCACGCTGCGAACGCATTTTGGTTTAGAGACACCCGACGCCACGTGGGACGTGGTGCTGGACCGGATTGAGGACGAGGACCGGGCCTATGCGACGGCGCTGCTGAACCGGGGCGTGAACATTTTTGAGAAGCCTAAAATCCGATTGTCCACGATCCACGGTGCAAAGGGCGGGGAGGCCGACAACGTCCTTCTGTTCACGGACCTATCAGGTAAAGCTTTGAAAGAAATGGAAAAAAACCCCGATGACGCTCACCGCGTGCTATACGTTGGCGTCACAAGGACCAAGAAGAATCTGGTTTTGAAGATGCCCGAGGATTCACAGCGGGGGTGGGCAATATGAGCCGCGTACTTTTGCCGGTGCCGCGTATGCTTGTGATCCTAGAGAGCCCGTATGCAGGAAATGTTGACGCCAATCTTCAATATGGTAGAGAGTGCCTCCTTGACAGCTTGTCGCGGGGGGAGTCTCCAATAGCCTTCCACCTTCTGTACACGCAGGTTTTAGACGATGACCTTCCGGTTCAACGTGCGCTGGGTCTTGATGCGTCCGCAGAGTGGTACGAGAAGGCAAATGCCGTTGTCGCATACACAGATTTGGGCATCTCTTCCGGCATGGAGAAGGGCATCAGCCTAGCGGAGAATTTGTCGATTTTTGTCGAATACAGGAAAATACGGAGTGATGACTGAATGCTTGCAAAAGAAGCCTTGGAGAAAGCCGCCGAACTTGTTGGCGGTGACCGCGCCGAAGCCTACGGCGATATCTACCAGAATCATAAAAACATCTCCATGCTATGGAATGGCTACCTTTATAACATTGACGAACTAAAACCGGAGGACGTAGCAAACATGATGGAGTTGATGAAAATAGCCCGACGAAAAACCGGCGTGTTCAATGCCGACGATTACGTCGATGGAGCAGGGTACTCTGCCGTTGCACTTGAGTGCCGGGAAAAAGAAAACAACCGGAAAGATTTTAAATGAGCTATTTCAAAAATAC